CCCATCTATCATAAGCGGTTTTTTAGAAACTTCTACTGCGGTTCTATCGAGTATAACAATATGTGTTTTAGCGCCATCTAGCATATTTACATCGTATGCTTGATAACCCATCGCAGCTAATTTGCGACCTATGTCGGTATCGGCAGCTTGTCGTAACTCCCTGCCAGTTCTTACCTTATCCTCATTATATACTCCTTGATTATATATATCAAGCGCTCTTATTTCTTGGTCAACTTCTCTTGCTACTTGCGCTAATACTCTCTCTGATGGCATTTTTGTACCTTTAGGTATTTTAATTACTTGAACTACGCCACCATCTCCATAACCAGATACTTTGTCTGATTGCATTGAATAATCTCTTGCTACTGTAAAATCTGTATCTGTATATGTTCCATATCCATAAACGCCAACATGACCTGAATAATAATCTCCATCTATAAATTCTTCGTGAATACTTTGACCAGTCTTTACTATTGGTGGAGTTGGTTCTGTCTTTACATTTATACCTTTACCATAAAGTTTTTCATCGTAAATAATTCTAAAATCTTCATTTGCTAATAAACCAAAATCTACCTTGCCTTGTTTAACTGCATCCTTAGATTGTTCAAAATACTCTTTAGTATAAAAACCATCGCCTTCTTTTAATTTAATATTTCTCCATTCTTCTTGCGCTTCAATAAATGTTTCTGCATCTATGTAATCTGAATTAAAATTAATATTTAGATTATTTACTTTTCTTTTCATTGTGTTTGATGCTTGTTCAGCATCAGAAAATAAAAATCCAGAATCTGTCTCAAATTTTTCTATTCTGTCATCAATAGATAAATCAGTAGTTTGAAATACGCCTTTCACTCTATCAGCAGCTGGTACTTTATTGTTTTGTAACTTCCATGTATCTTGGTCAGTATCTAACGAATCTGATAATCCACGATATACAATTACATCGTTTTTTAATAAATCATTGCCAGCACTAATTTGTAATCCACCGCCAATACCATGTGGATTAAATTCGGTTAATGGTTTGCCATCAGTAAGGTCAAGTGCAGTATCGACTACTTTTGGTTTACCTGTAAATCCTTTTTCTTTTGCAATAATATATAATCCAGCATTATCTGGTTTTAAGTTTAAATCTTTAAAATATCTTTTACGCTTTGCTACTTTGTCTAAGAAATCACTTTTCATTCCTATTTTCTTCCCATTACTCATAAGAACTTGGTCATCTAATATTTTTTCTAAATCATTTTTTCCTGCTCTATTCGTTGGTATCTCTATTGCTTTTTGTTTTTTAATTTTCATACCATCAATAGCAATATTTTTATTTGTGCTTGCTGATGAAGTTACTTTGTAATTACCATTACTGTCTTTTACTATCTCTATCGGATATGCTCTAGCTTGTCCTGTATTAAAATCTATATCTGAATATCTATTAACTAACTGTATGTCATCTGCGTTTTGTGATACTGCATCTGATTTTAATAATTCTGATAAAAACACTTCGTTGTCTGTTAGTGCTGGTCTGCCTAATAAATCAACTGTCTTGTTAGCGAATGCTGGGTCTTTAATCTTTTTAGTTGCATCATCTAATACTATTGACATAACATACCTACCGCCACGATTATTGTCAGTGTCGAAGTTTTTTCTTATATATCTATCAATAACTGAATCTGTTGCTTGCTCTTGAGAATACATAATAAACATCACTTCAGCTTGTTCATAACCTTTTGCATCTACTAAATCTTCTACTAGCTTTACTGGTTTTGCACTACCCATAGTTACATCGTGTATCATATTTAATCCTTTATCAGAAGTTGCATCTTGTGCAGCTTTTAACATTGCTGATGATTCTTCGTGAAGTATGTTTGCAGCTTCATATCCAAATAATCCAGTATCTCCTATTGGTACTTTTGATGCTACAAGTTCTCTAATTTCTGTAAGCATACCCTTGTCAAATTCTTTACCTAATACTTCTTTATATATCTCTGGATGTTCTATTTTTAGTTTTTTCATAACTGGATTACTAGCACTTAATTTAGAACCAACGCCAAAATCTGGGTCATTAATAAAAGTATCACTTAATAAATCATTTAATCTTTTATCAGTAGCAGATGCGTAATCTCTAAATATAATCTTGGTCTTAAAGTCATCGGAGTTAAGAATTACATATTCATCTAGTTTATATGTTTTAAGACTTGGGTTGCCAGCTTTGTTAGCTAACGTAAACGTTTTACCAGATGAAGGAAGTCCACCAGCTACAACTTGTTTTTTTTCTGATAACGCACCAGCAGCTTCTGATTCTGCTATTAATTGTTCTATCTCTGGTGTCCATGTGTCTTTTGTAAGTGTTTCATTCCAAATAAAGTCTGGTTTACCTTTTTTTGTATTCCATTCCCATGAACCATAATCGTTAGAATATTTCTTTTTGTTGTTTTTAATAAACTCATCAAACTGTACTTTGTTCATCTTTTTTGCTTTATCTGGAAGTGATGGTGGTTGATGAAACTTGCCATCTCCTTCTAAGAAGTTCATAATGCCAAACTCCGATTCAAAAAAATCTTTATATTTTAATCTTAAATCTGCACGTAAAGATTCTGGCAGCTCTCTGTAATCTTTAACGCCAGTTGCTTCTAAAATATCAGATATATCTGGTGGGTCTTTAACTGCTGCCACTCCCCTTCTAACATCTGGACTAACTAATCGTGGGTCAAAACCAGTGCTTTTAGCTAATTTATTTAACTTAGGTAAATTACCTTTTGCTTCAATAAGAACTTCTGGTTTTATACCATTAGCTTCTGCTAATCTTCTTAACCTATCTTCTCCAGTAAACCATCCTAAAGATTTACGTTCTATTGCAGCTTCTAATTGCCTACGTTCTGCTCTGTACTTAGCAGCTCTTGCTTTTGCACCTTTAGCTCTATTGGTCTGTCCATCTTTTCTATAAATTTTTTCTTTTAATCTATTCGTTCTTTCTAACTTTTGTAATCTACGAATTTTATTTCTTCTTTTAGTATTTTCTTCATCATTGGTATCTGTCGGTGTTTCTGTAAATCCTTCAATATACATCTGTGCGGAATGTGTGCAGTTAGGATGGAATAAACCTTTGCTTTTAGCATACTCCAAACTATCTTCTGTACCATGATATTCTTCTGGAACTTTAGATAAATCTTCTGTAATTCGTAAAACTCTTCCTTCAAATGGTCTGCACTTATCACATTCCATAGGACTATCAGTAATCCAAACAAGGTATTGTTCAGCATCTTCATACCTATTCATAGAACCTTGCACTTGTGCATTACCAGCTATTGTTCGTATAGCAGTATTTGCATAATCATCTACTTGCATATTTCTATTGCCTAACTGAATAGATTTAATGCCTTTGTCTAAGAATCTATCTACCGCTATTTCTACTGCTTCTTCTAACGTTGCTACTCCAGATGTAACTAAAGCTGCTACTTCTTCTGTAACTTCTGCATATATATCTTGAGTTGCTCTTACTACATTTAACTTGTTAGCTCTATTTTGAAATCTTCGTACTGAACTTTCTATTAATTCTTCTATTGCATATTCTGCTATTCCTTGAAAACCACTGCCTAAGTCTGGGTTTACCCCATAACTAAGCAATTCAGCAGCTGCGGTCTGTTCTCCAATACTATACGCAGCTTCTACTGCTGCGGTAATTGATGGTTTTATATTGTCTGATATTTTGTCTGCTTGTTTTGCTGCCTTTTCAGCTAACTCAGCGAATGCTGATTGTTTGAATTGTAGCCACTCAGCAATACTGCCATCATAACTTTTGCCTTCTAATAATGATTCAGCGGTAACTTCTAATAAAAAATCGTTTACTTCTTCAAATACTTTTGCGTAAGTTTCAACTATCTGCTCATTTGTTGCTGGGTCATAAACCATATCATGGTAATTCTAAGACATCTTCAACGCTCTGGTCAGCTAAATTGTAATTAGTTGCGACCTTTAATACTTCTTCAGATACTTCTTCTTCAGTTAAGTC